ATAGGTTTCTATTTTCTACAGGATCTTCTGTAAGTAATTGAGGCTTAGATTTCTTTGTAGGCTTTGTGCTTACTTCAGAATCTTTAACTTCAATTTTCTTTGGCTTTTTATGTTCTGGAATAATACGCTCTAAGAAAATCTTAAGCATACCATTTAACATAGCAGCATCTTGAACTTCAATATGGTCTTCCAAAGCAAATGTACGAGTGAATGCTCTATTAGCAATACCCTTGAACAAGAAATTATCTTCTTGCTCTGCACCATTTACATTACCTTTAATAATCATTTTGCCATCGGCAAGTTCAATTTCAATATCCTGTCTGGCAAAACCAGCAACTGCAACTTCAATAACATAAGTTGTATCGCCAGTTTTCTTAATATTATAGGGTGGATAATTTGGAATGCTCTTTGTTAGATCATCATGAATCTTAGCCATCTTGCTAAATTGATCGTCAAAGCCTACATATAGTTTATCAAAGTCTTTGAACATATCACGGCCAAATATTTGTGGGACAAATGTCATTTTGATTCTCCCTTTTTACTTGTTTTACCAGTAATCGAATTAGCAAAAGTCTCTGACGCAATATTCATTACATCGTTAGCAGACTTAGCAACTTGTTTTGTAAAGACACGTTGTGCTTCTACAAAATCGACTAGAGGTTTTTGAAGGGAATCTTCCTTGACTGTTTGTTTGAGGAAGTTGATTTTGGCGTCTTGAATTGAATCGATAGCCATGTTTGCGTAAAACATATAGTTCTCCTATTAAGCGAGTTTAAAATTTGCTACCCCGAAGGCATAGCGTTAATCCTGCTTACTGACTACAGGGGTACCATACGTTGTACCAGCTTTAGACGTTCCCAAGGTAGTGGGACTTAAATTAGTTCGGCTTCTGGTTTATACAGCCCACACCGATTGCTGCGTTTCCCATCCCGGGGATATTATTATTTATACAGATTATTCATCTGTAGGTTGTTTTTTCTTACCAATATTATACTTTGTTTGTAAAGACCATTCGCTCTTATCTTTAAAAGCAATTACTTTTATTTGCGACAATGGTGCCAAATCTGTAAATTTATCAGGATCAATAATTTTTACCAAGCCCCAATCTATTAGCAGTTTGGCAATTGTATTACGTCTTTGTAAATCATTCTCTGTTAAATCTGCAGTCTTACCATCAAGAGCAAATAGCTCTTTAAAATGCACAATGAAATATCTACCTTGCTTATGTAAAATATGGCAAGATTGATACAGTACTTTATCTTTGCGTGATGCTACACCGATGCGTGTAAGAGTTTCTCTGACTTTCAAAAAATCGTCAGGTTGTGCCATGGTTACTTCCAGCGGGTTGTATCCAGGATAATCAATGTGAAAAATATCTTCAGCCATTACGACCACCTTTTATTAGTTTTGTTCTTAAATAATCTAATTTTGAGTCGTCGAGAAGCGGGAGTACTTGGCGGGCTTTTTCTGTGCTATATCCATAGTATTCTTTTATTACTTCGATCGATTCAATTTTCTCCGCTTTGATCCATTTGTTGAATCTTTTACGGGGCCTAATAGTATTTATAAGAAACGAAAACTGCATCTTTTTCTCAAGATGTGGTCGAGAATTCATCTCGTTCGCAGGGATTACTGTATCATGTCCGTAAGATAGTCCTTTATTAATGATAAATGCGTTATACTGTTTCTCCGACCAATCGTCTACGATTAAATTATCTTTGCTATAATGAATAGCATTAATAAAGTCAAAGGGGGAAATTGCAGGAGCCTTATATGGAACTTCTGCTGGTTTTTCGACAGGGGTTCCAAACAAACTCATGCTAGCATCCTTACCAATCCGACCGAATCTATTGTTACCAGTAACAGATAGTTAGCCAGCATGCCAAAAGATTTACGAGTCCAAGCAGCCCAAGCATAGAGGCCGCAGCCGATAATCCAAATAGGATACAGAATGAGTAAGGGCGGAGTGGGAACTGTGACAGCCATGGTAATTGAACACCCAATACTAATAGCCCAAGCAAGCAACTCAACGCAAAAACGAAAGCGATTGCTAGTATAGTCATGTCGAATCCAATCAAATGTAGGTTTTAATAAATCATTCATTTAAATTCAACCGAGGCCATGATCTCTGTTAAACACGCAACAAGATTAATTTCTTGGTCTGCACAAAATGCCGCTTTATACTGATAGTCTGCAAGCAACAAAACAAGTTGTGGAACTTGAACAACTGAATCTAATAATGTATCATAGATTTTTCTGAAAAGAGTTTGCGGATCGTTATCTAGATTGTTAACAACCCAGGTACGCATCTTTTTCCAATCTTTGTCTTTGAGAGCAGAGATAAGGTCTTGCATATTAACCTCACCCATATTAACAAGAATGCCCTCATCAATTTTACCCGAAGATGCATAACGCTGTAACTCATTAAGTACACGACGATAATCGGGAAAATGTTTCTCAAGAACTTTTGCTACAACTTTAGGGTCGGCTTCGACCTTTTCGTTTGCCAAGATTTCATTAACGCGCTTGAAGAAACGAGCAGCAATCTTTGGACGTTCTTCTTTACCAATTTTAAATTCGATTACCGCGCATCGAGAATGAAGCGGAGGAATAATACGATTTTTAAAATTACAAGTAAAAATAAATCTGCAATTTGCTGAGAATTCTTCAATGAATGCTCGCAATGCAGGTTGTGTAGAATTAGGGTTTAGATAATCAGCTTCGTCTAGAATAACAACTTTAGTCTTGCCACTAAAGGATACAGTAGAAGCGAACTGTTTGATCTTAGTTCTAAGAACATCAATACCAGATTCTTCTGAACCGTTAATGATAATATAGTCTGTACCTAGTTCTTCACACAATGCTCGGGCAATAGTAGTCTTACCCACACCGGCCGAACCACACAATAGCATGTTTTGTATTTCATCTTTTTCAACCATGTCCTGAAAGACCTTCTTTTGGTCTACAGGTAAAATACATTCATCTAGTTTACGAGGGCGATACTTTTCAACCCACAAAAATTGATCTTCACGAAATTCCATAATAACTCCATAATATTAAAATTGCGCCAATGAATGACGCCTGTCAAAGTATCAAATAACAGAATCAGGTTCCATTGCGATAAAATATTCCAATGGCTTTGTGGCGTTTTTAAAGTGGAACAATTTCTTTTTAGCAACTGTTACTGAATAAGCATCGGGAATGATCTTAAAGTTTTCAACTGCCATATGACATTCAAATGTTGCATCTGATGCTCCGATTGTCTTTTTATAAGTGTTTGCAGTATCGTTTTTCTTATCACCAATGGTCAATGTAACTTGCCCATTTTTGCTAATAACAGAAATTGTAGGTGCTGCTGTAATAGCTGCTGCCTTCATAATCATGTTAACATCTTCAGATGATAGATTGAATTTGAAGTGTTCATCAATCTCGATGTTCTTATCAGGTGCTGCTACAATAACGCTTGCGTTAGAATAGAAGTATTCAAATTTACCATTGTCTTTAGAGATAGTCAAAGACTTCTCGCCAAAATCAACTTGCTGGTTCTCCATCAATGTTAACAATGCCAACAACGAATTCAAATCATAAACAGGAACTTCTACGGGGAAGTCTTCGGTAACTGTTACACGCGCAAAGATATTCTTTGCTGTGCTGATTGTAGATAACGTCTGACCTTTACGGATCAAGATGTTACTATTAATTGCGGCGAAGTTCTTTAAGAACTGAATTGTTTCATTACTAAATTGCATAATATCTCCTAAATTGCAATATCATTTACATAAAAATATATTATAACACCTATGTGCGTATAAGTCTATACTATTTCCCATACATAGCCATCATTTTTTTATAGGTCTCTGTTAGACCTTCTTCCAAATTGTATTTCGGTTCCCATTCAATTAATTTCTTAATCAATGTATTGTCCGAAACAAATTGCATATGTCCAGTTGCTGGACCGTCACCTATTTCAATTTTAATTCCAGAAAGTTTTTCTAAAATTTTAACAACGTCACCTACGGAATGCATTTGACCTGTAGCAACATTAACAGGACCTGTATAATCAGTATCCAATAATTTTACAATTGCGTCAGAAGCATCTGCAGTATAAATAAAATCTCGCTGTGGTCTTAAATTTAATACTCGTGCTTTTTTACGAATAACCAAACCTTCAACTAATTGATTAACCAAATCTGGTCTATCTAATGCTGTAGTTGGTCCGTAAATGTTTGTTAATCTCACAATGATGTTAGGTACATCAGAATAAAATTTTGCTACTTCTTCGCCTAAGAACTTACTGAAAATGTATTCATTCTGATAAGTACTTAATGGTTGTGATTCGTCAACCGGCAAAGTCATTTTACTGCGATCATATAAAAGAATAGAACTAAAACTTAATAGCTTTTTAATTGGTCTATTCTTGAAATATGCAAATACCTTTTTTAACGGTATTACGTTCTTTTCAATCGCTAACATATTCTGACAATTTAATTCTGTATGATTAGAACTACCAATCATCATAATCACTTTATCAAAATCTAATTTGTCTAGAACTTCGGGTAGATGCTCTAATGTAGGACAATCCACGTGCTTCATTCCTGTTGCAGGTTTTGTGCGACCAACAGAAACAATATCAGGATATTTTTCTAATATTTGTGGGCCTAGAAACCCGCTTGAACCTAGAAGAATAGTGCTCATTTATTTACCTTACGTATTTCAAAATTATCAGCATTGCCTTCGCCTGTTTCAAGATCATGCACATATAACAACATTAATGCGTAGTGTAAAACCTTTAACAAGTCTTGTCTGTTACGACCAGCTTTTTTGCCATATCTTTGGACGTATTTCATTACATTACCTGCAGTAAATCCTACACCATGTCCATTGTCAATAATAAACTCAGATGCCTGGAATCTATTCATTGAATAATGTTGTCCATATGTTGCATCAATGTATTCTTGAAACTCTTTAATTAACTCACCCTCATTATATTTGTAGTCTATTTCCGCCATGGTAGCTCTCCATTATATTTTTGTTTCATTATTTCATTACCTTGCAGGAAAAATTTAGCTTGAACCGAATCTGCTCTATTTCCTGCTCTGTAGTTTACAGTATACTTTCCCGTCACCTCACATGCTATTTTATTATCTTTTAGCGTGTACGTCAATGCTCGATCTACTTCAGGTTGATCGTCTGGATGTCTTGCACGTCTATACCAAATAGGACTTAATTGAAGCGCAAGAGGTTTGGTGAAAAAGAAACAATTAACATCTACAAAGTAATCTTTAATAACCGATTCCCAATTACACAGACTTTCGCAATCATCATTACAAATGAACTTACCTTCGTTATCTACAATCTTACGCAAGGTTGCTGCCCATTGATTATCTTTTACAGTATCAAGCAATACTTCCACATGTTCTGGCTCTAGCCAGTTATCTTCATCTAGGTAACCAATGTAATCACCTTTTGCAATGTGGGTAAATCCGCCATAGATTCGGTGACCATTATATTGTTCTTTACCTGTAGCATAAGGCAAAACAACCATATCTATATTTGGAAAATCGTGCTCTGCTAATATAGCAGAAACCTTCTCAAAATGTTCCTCACCATCAACAACAATTAGATGCTGAACATCTTTATGTGTTTGCAATTGAACCGATTTAATATTATCGTGAAGATAATCAGAACCAGTTGTTGCTGTTATAATAGTCACTTCACTCATCGTTTTCCCTCAAAATAATTTCTATATGTTCTTGCAAGATATTGCCGGTTTCGTTCGTGTATTTGGCCAAACTTAGAATTAACTTCTGTTTCAGCCTTTTCTCTTGTAGAACCCCAGTCAACATCGCTTCTATATTTTAAAGCATATACGCCATTGCGATATCCATGCATATTCATACGAATACTAAAATCTTGACAGTCGCAACCGCAAGGAGCAAGATCGTCATTGTAGAATCCTAACTCCGTATATCTTTTCCATAACACACAAGTAGGACTTCTGATAACTACTTCAGCTTCAACCAATTCACCGTGTTTAATTTCCCGAAAATGTTTTAGACCCAATTGTTTCCAATGTCCAAACTCAGACTCTACAAAATTATATTCAGAAATACTATCACCTGTTAATTGCATACTAATACCCAATCTAAAAGACATATACCCCAAATCAGTATATTCTTCAAATAAATTAGCAAATAGGGTGTCGATATTTTCTTCTTCAATAATTACATCGTCCTGTACTGTAAAAATTAAATCATCAGGAGCGGGATTACAATTATCTCTAATATATGATAGGCCAATGTTTAGACTTCTAATCTCATGGACATTCGGAGCATGCAATAAAACAAC